GAGGTTCTTCATCTTGCCTTGAGTCGTGTTTGCTGCAGTGTCCGCTTGACCAGAGAAAGTCTCGCTCATTGCTGCAAAGACTTCATCGGCTGATGCGCCACTCTTGACCAGATCGGCTAGTGCTGGATCTAGTTTCTTCAGTGGGCCGAGGTTGCCGTTAAATGCTTTTGAGAGTGCATCGGAGACAGCGCCGAGATCCTTCCCAGTACCGGCAGAGACATCAAGAGCGAGACCGAGAAGGTCTTGGGCCTTGGTGACATCTCCAGTTCCTCGAATGAGTGAGTCGAGGGCTGGGCGTAGTTCGTCGTCGGCGACAGCTGCAGCGACTGAAGTCTTTGAGATGAAGTCTTCAACTGATGAGACTTGAGCGTCTGATGCTCCGGTGACATTCTTGAGAGTCGTGCCAAGTTTTTGGGCTGCAGCGTCATCTTCGGCGAACGCTTTGACAGCATCAAAAGCGACAGCGCCGATCGCTGCGATAGCGAGCCCTGCAGGGACTGCAGCTTTGCCGATGGCAAACGCTGCCTTCTCGCCTTTAGTCTCTAGTTTTTTGAAGTCGGCGATTGCTTTGTCAATGCCGGCAGGATTCCATTCGCTGATGATTGGGAGGTTGATTGCCATCAGTTGAACTCTCTCTTTGCGTCCGTCATGAACTGCTCAATGATAGGCATGAGTGCGCGTTCAGTGTCTGCGATCATCCCTTCGATGTCTTTCCACATGTAGCGAGAAGGTTCACCTTGGAGTGCTGAAGCGAAATTAGGTCGGCGGTACTTTGACTCTCGGCGCGACTTTGTGCCACCTGCTTTTCCTGCCATGTCAGTAATCGCTACGGGTGCGCCTTTAGTAACAACTCGAACAACTGCGATCTGCTCACTCCCTGCAGAGATAGATCCCTTGCGAGGCTTGCGAGTGTTCAAAGAGATCTGCACCTTCTTTACATTTTTCCAACCAGTACGACCGTTATGGTTCATTCCGCTAAGAGGTGCAGAAGTCGGGATGCGACCGTTAATGGCCCTCACTAAGGGTTCAGCTGCAACCTTTGTGTCTTTGAGAAGAGTCCGACGCATGGCAGGATTGATCTTCTGCATCTTCTTTAACGCGTCCTGCAGACCGTAAGTATCAAGTCTCACATCTGCAGCCATTAGGTCTTCCGTCTTTGTTCATTGATGATCTGAACGCAAGTCGCCAGATCATCGGTCTCGAATGTTATGTGCGGAGGCCAGAACCCAGTCTCAACTAGCAGAGCTGCTAGTTGTCGCCGGAAGCCTCCTGCGTAGGGACTGCGGTCGCAGTCTCCACGACTTCTAGATCTTCTAGTTTCTTGACGAACTCATCAAATGAGATCGGGACTGGATGACCTTGCTGTTTACTGGCCTCGTAGGCCATGAAGGCTAGATCTTCCATCCCGATCCCGTTCGCAAGATCTGATGCTCGTCGCTTGAACTTACGCTCCCACGAGATGATCACGAAAAGGTTTGTGATTACTTGGTAGGTCTCGCCATCGGCGAGCTTGACACTAAGTGTAAGTTTCATGGGTTCTCCTAGTCGGGGTTCGGATTAGTTACTAGATCAGGTGATGTCGCGAGCGAATGTTCCGCCCATGAAGGTCGCCTCAACAACTGAGAGCTCGCCAACTGCTGCCGAGATCGGAGTCACGGTTGCCAAGTAACAACCAGTCAGCGTGTACTCAGGATTCGAGGCTGATTCGGTTGCGCCGGCAGGGCTGATGACGATCGTGGAGATCACGCCGAACATTGAGTTCAGCATGGTTTCAACTTCGGTCGCGCCGTAGCTCTGAAACAGTGTGAGCGTGAGCTCATTGCTGAAGAGGCCAGCGGTGAAGGTGCGTGAGGTTTGACCGAAGGCCGTGTTCTCAAGTGCTTCAGCGGTGAGTGTCAAGGTCGCTGCCGAGCAGTGATCGGTGAGTGTCATCGCCGAGGGGCTTGTGACGGTGACGGTGGGGTTGGCTAGGTAGGTGACTGTTGCGGTCATTGTTTTGTCCTTTATACGCGGCTAGTGCCGATTCTTATTGTGAGGTCATATGCAGGTAGCTCGGCAGATCCGATCGAGGCGATCGTAGGTCTGCCTGAGACAACTGCGAGGGAGGAGTTCATTAGTTGATCAACGACTCCGAGTATGTAGTCCGTAGTGTCTTGGTTGCCGGGTGGCGCGCCCAACACTCGGAGATCGATCGTGATGTCCGCTGTTTGGTTATTGAACGCACTGAAAGTAGGAAGCTCAATGAATACAGTAAGAGGTCGAGCGTTGCGAGGGTCAGTGACCGGCACAAGGCCGAGAGATGTGATCGTCGCTGAGACAGCGCTGATCGTGTCTGTGAAGATGCCTGCCATCTCATGCCACTTGCGATCTCTTGATGCCGAGCAACTGGTTTATCCGACCCATTGAAGCGACAGGTGCGGAGATGTTCATGTCTTGGAAACTATTGAAGGAGTCCAAACTTCCGCGCTCTCGATACAGGCTTGCAGCCATGAGCACGACTCCAGCTTTGACTGCAGCATCAGGGACGCTAGTCAATGAGTCATGGTAGCCGGCCTGCACTCTGCGTTTAAATGACCATGCATTGCTGGCATTAACTGATGAGGTCATGAAAGCTGTGTCATTGGCGGTCGCTCCGCTTATTCCGAGAAACTCTGTTAGATCGCTCACTGTGATCCATGTGCAGGTCTGAGTCCAGACGAGCGAGCCGACCGGATCAACTGCTTCTCGAGTCAGGTCGTCGCCTACATCTTGGAAGAGCAACTGGTTCGGAATGATGACATCCGGATCGAAAAGGTAGTCGCCTTCTTCATCTGTTCCGAGGAACAGGTAGGTCGGTACAGCGAAGACGATGTGAGAGCCGTTGAGCTGTGCTGCACATCCTGACAGTGTGATCGTCTGACCGACAGCGATGTCGGTTGATTCGAGAGTCTGAACGACGGCAACATTGTCAAGCACCATCTGATGCGTGACTGTAAATGTTGCCATCGTTCGTTCCCTCTACTCGTCTAGTCGGTTCAGGCTCGCTTGACGAACTTCGTCGCGTCAATCATTACGGAGGAAAAGTACCCTCTGAACTTTATGACTCGACCGAGCGCACCGTCTGCAAGTTCAACACTGACGGCTCCGCGCTGCTGTTCCCAACACTCGAATCCAGTGCTGTCACCGACATAAAGGTTCTTTCCGCCTGCAGCGACCAAGTTGCGGTCAACCACGAGCGACAAGCCGAAAGCGTTGCCGTTAAAGGTTGAGGCCGATGCGCCGGTGCCGACTGCGTTCTGTGGGCCGACATTCGGGAACAACGGACGACCAGCATCGTCCACAAGTGCTCCGAGTGACGCGTAGTACGCAGGTGACATCACGAGCACATTGGGCAGGTTGCCGTTCGAGTTGGTCAAGATCTGCTCTGCTGAGTTGTAGATGAACGCTACCCAGTCGGCAGGTGTTGATCCTGAGGTCAATGCTTCGGTCTGGGTGACTCCTGCTTCAAATGTTGCACAAGCTGCGACATCGGTAGCGTTCGCGTAGATGCGAGCCATGTCGTCAATCAATGCACCGAGAACTTCGGGCGAGGTGAAGTCCATTGACTCTTCGGACAAATTGACATAACCGCCGTACAAGGCTTTGGTGATCTGAATGTCGTCCACGACAAAAGTGCCTTGATCGAGTGCGACGAGTTCGCCGTTAGATGCGCCGATGGTCGTGTGCGTGGTGACCTTCGGACGGATGAACACCTTGCCCGATGCTGGCATCTGGCGAACGCCCATAGCGGTGATCAATGGGCGATAATTGGGTACAAACGAGTTATAGATCGGCGAGATGATCGGCACTGGCAAGATGCCGGGTGTGTCGGTCGAGGTGACATTCGGTGCAGCTGCAACGATGCGCTGGTTGAACTCAGCGAACTCGGATCCGCCTGCAGCGAACTTGATCATGTATTCCGCAATAGTGGGAAGCTTGAACTCGCGCTTCGGTGCTGCGTACTGGATGGGAGCAGTGGGTACTGCTGCTTCAATTGCTTCTGACATTTCATCCTCCTCGGATGGTTGGGTTGGGGTTGGTGTTTCTTCTTCTTCGTCGGGTGCTTCCTCTTCGGGTGAAGAGGCAGCGACTGAGTAGACCTGCGCGTCGGCGTATGCCGGTGTCGTGACGACTGAGAGCTCGACGAACTTCGCTTCAGAGACCTCTAGCGTCCCGTCTGCGAGGCGTTTGAACTTAGTAGGCACTGCGCCAACGGAGACCGAATCTAGAGCGCCATCGGCGAGCAGTGCGAGAGCGTCGTCAGCTGCACGAGTGGCGCTTAACTTAGCGACGAACATCATGCCTTCGGCGGTTGATACTCGCTCGGTGACGCGTCCGATGACGCGTGTCTCGTCGTGATATTCCAGAAGCTTTGGCATTGGGCCATCTTCGGGAAGTGAGCCTTCAAGAAAGACGACCGATTCTCCACCGGACAGAGTTGCTTTGACATTCCACGGAACGGCGAGGCCTGTGATCTGGCGTGATGGTTCGCCATCGGCGGAAGCGTCAAGTGTGATCTGTTGAGCGGTG